TGATGGGCTTCCCTTTGATGTGGACAACCTTACCATTCCTTTCTCCCGATGGAAAAAAGAATCCCTGAAGGCATACGGCAATGCCATCGTGGTGCAAGTCATGTACCGCATCTTTGAAGCCATCGACAAGATAGAAAACGGAGGGTAGAATATAACAATAACAGACCTGGCTGTGCGTATGGATGACGCTCATAATATATTTTATAATTTAATAACCCAGAAAGGACTGGGTGTGTTGGTTTCTTATGTGATATTTTAGAGGTTCGATTCCTCCCAGGTCTGCTATCGTAATTAACTTCAAAAACAAACAACTATGACAATAGAAGAACAAGCAAAGCAATGTGCCACACGGATAATAGAGTGGTGCTTCACGAAAGACAGAGAAGGTCTTGACGATAATCTGCCTACGACTTTAATCACAGAGTTGCTACAAGAACAACAACGTATTAACGATGAGAGGTGGCGCAAGGATATGACCTACGTAGTAACCAAGAAGCAAGAGTGGATAGATAAGGCTTGCGAGTGGTTGAAAGAGCATAATGACAAATGCGAACTTACAGAGATGGTTAATATTGAGGAATTTCGTAAAGCAATGGAGGATAAGATATGGAAGCAAATGAATTAATGATAGGTGACTGGGTACAAAACACCTGCGGACACAAAGGTAAAGTCATAGGATTTAGATATTATCCAGATACGAAAAGCAATGATATTGTTATATCGTATCATGGTAATGATACAACATGGAGTTTGTCATTCCTTATAGAACCTATCCCCCTCACCGAAGAGATACTGAAGGCAAATGATTGGGAGATAATGAGGGGATCTATCAGCATGACAAGATGCCTGTACAGAATTTCAAATAAAGAGAGAATACGTATATACCTCCACTCACCATATATGTTTCAGTGTATTGACGATGAGAGATGCGAAGGGTATGAGGTAAGGGAATGGTCTATTGGAAATATAAGATATATCCACGAACTCCAGCACGCATTGAGATTATGTGGACTTAACGATTTGGCAGATAACTTTAAAATAGAATAGAAAACAATGAACGAAAAAGTAAAAGACATTGTACGTCAGTACACAATTCAGCATCTTGACAAGTCAGATACTACACCGGAGTTTGATGTATATATAGTATGGCAGTGCTATATCCTTGATAATGCTAAGTGGTTTCTCTCTACTACCCTCCCTGATGGTATGTACTATGAAGTGACATACAACAAAGAAAAGGACGAGTTTTACCTTTATGCATACCAAGAAGTTTGAGAATCGATGCATCACAAATATACGCAAGCTGATATCTAAGGCACTGCAACAAAGAAAAGAACCGTCAGCAGGACTGACATAAACTATAAACAAAATGAAATTAGAACTTAAAAGAACATTTAACAAGCACAAGCCAGGAAACGTTGGCTACTGCATTGGCCATCTGTACGCCAACGGTCAGTATGTATGTGATACGATTGAGGATATCGATCGTGGACTCGACGACTCTATGCCAGTAGGGATTATCGCAGCCAAAAAGGTTTACTCTAAGACAGCAATACCAGTTGGAACATACAGGGTGACCATCAATACACCATCCCCAAAGTTTTCCGAGAAGGCTTATTACAAAGCGTACTGCAATGGCAAACTCCCACGTCTTCAGAATGTAAAGGGTTACGAAGGTATCCTGATACATAGAGGTGCGGATGAGTTCAGCACAGCAGGCTGTCTGATTGTTGGCTACAACAAAGTGGTCGGCAAGGTCATCGACTCTCAGAAGGCTTTTGAGAAACTCTACAGCATCCTGAAGTCAGCCAATGCTAAAGGCGAAGCCATCAGTATTACCATTACCCGAACTTACCCAGTGTAAGATATTTTTGATTGTTTAAATGTTGGGAGAGTGTATGCGTGAGTATGCACCCTCCATTTTTCGGATTTACGAATTATGAAAGATATTATCATAGCAATAGACCCAGACATAGAACGTGACGGAGTGGCTACGCTTCTCCCAATAAGTAAATCGATAAGTGTATCAGCACACACCTTTGGTAAAACCATAAACTACTTACAGGCACAATCCATTAAGGCACTGAGCGAAGGGAAAAGTCTGATTGTTGTCATCGAGGCTGGATGGCTCAACAAGGGCAACTTCCATCTACGTGCATCCGATAGCCGTGCAGTTATTGCCGCCAAGGGTGTGGCGCAAGGGCGTAACCATCAGCGCGGTATTGATATCTCCGAGTTCTGCGAAGCCAATCATATCCCATACAGATTACAGCCACCACTGCGCAAATGCTGGAAAGGTCACGACCGCAAGATCACCCAAGAAGAGATTGAACGGTTTATGGGCAAGTTACGCACCACCAACAAGAACGGATGCACAGCAATGCCCAATCAGGAGATGAGAGATGCCGCCTTGCTCGCTTGGGTAGAGGCTAATTTGCCTATCAGATTGTAAGTACACGTCTAAATGTACTAAAAATGGTTAAATAAGGGCATAAATACGCCAAAAACACCCTTATTACCAAACATTATTGCTATTTTTGCACGTAAATCGGCAAATATACCGATTATAAGAGCATAATCAAGCACAATTTACACAAAACAAACACAATGACTGTCGAAATTTTACAATTATCTCAAGTTAAGGTAAATGCTGAGAATCCTCGCACCATCAGTGGTGAGAAATTCCAGAAACTCGTTAACTCCATTCTTGTATTCCCTAAGATGTTGGAAATACGCCCTGTGGTCATCAATATGACCTTTACGGCACTTGGTGGCAATATGCGCACAAATGCTCTGAACTTCATCGCCAAGATGGATATTGCGCAAATCAAGGAGCGTCTTGCTGGTCTTAAGGACTACCTGAAGATGACCGACGGCGAACAGAAGAAACTCGTCGGATATTGGGATAAGTGGCTCAAGAAGCCAACCGTACACGCTGTAAAGGCTGAGAAGCTTACCCCTAACGAGCAACAGCAGTTTATCATCAAGGATAACGTATCTTTCGGTAATTGGGACTACGATGCTCTTGCCAATAAGTTCGATGACAGTGATCTTGGCGATTGGGGTATGGACATCTGGCAACAGCCTACAAGTTTTGACCTCACCACTAACCAGACGTCAGGCGGTACTGGCATAGATCCTCAGTTCCCTGCCGCAAGTGAGGATGACGGCATAGGAGTGCCACAAGACCTCGACAGCATTCTCGACAATATCAAGGCTGAGTCTTTTGCTGGCAACGTCAAGGAGGCAAGCGAACTATTCGATATGACGCTCACTTTCAACAAGCAGGATTACGACCTCGTAAAGCATTACATAGAAGGTGTGACTAAAGCCGAGATTAGCAGTGTAATCGTAAAACTGGCTACCGAGTACGCAGAGGAACACCCTATGCCTGAAGCCCCAGCAAGCGAAGAATGATATTCGACCTTACACCCATAATGGAGAGGGGAGGGCTATTATTCAAGCGCGACGACCTTTTCCGACCATTCTCCTACACCAAGATGAATGGTAGCAAACTGCGACAAAAAGATATAGAAACGTGCCCTCCCTTGCCTCAAAATATGCTTAACGTAAACTTTATAACGGAAACAGTTTAAAGGCATCAGAACAAAAGAAAATAGAAAAAACGACACTTGTTGCACAATAACATAAACACTAAACCAATACAGTATGTTTGAAAAAGTAAATCCTTGCCACCCAGACAAAGTGGCTGACCGCATTGCGGGTGCAATCGTCGACCTTGCATACACAAAGAGTGATAACCCTAAAATCGCTGTTGAGGTCTTGCTCGGACACGGCGACTGCAATGTCATCGTAGAGACAAGTGAGGACATCATCAAGGAAGAGGTAGAGCCAGTAATAAGTCGCATCATCAGCGGACTTAGACTGAACCTTATCATCGTATCGCAGGACAAGCACCTTGCAGACAATCAGTCCGAAAAGGTGCGTTGTGGCGACAATGGTATCTTCCGTGGCGTTCCACTAACCGATGAGCAAACTGAACTGACCGAGATTGCAAAGGAGGTATATAGTATATATCCTTTCGATGGAAAGTATGTCCTCGACTACAAGTGCGGACGCTTGATTATCTGTCAAAGTAACGCATCAAGTGGCGTGCTGAAAGACCTATACCCAGGGGCTATTATCAACCCTCTGGGCTTCTGGACTGGTGGCGCTGATGTGGACGCTGGCTGTACTAATCGTAAGTTGGGTAGCGACATGGCTGATAGTGTTACTGGCGGTGGTCTGCACGGCAAAGATCTAAGCAAGGCTGATGTATCTATTAATATCTATGCTTTCCTCAAGGCGCAAGAGACTGGCAAGGTTGTTGAGTTATCCTGCGCCATTGGCGACGAGATCATTGACGGCAAGTCATACAGCGAGATTGTTGACATTGCACGCAGATACATCAACAAGATTGGTGGATTCGAAAAGTTTGCAGAATGGGGACTCGTAAGATAGAGAAGGAAGCAGCCAAGAAGAAGGCAAGCGAAGAGGCAGCAATACGCAACTCCCGAAGACGCAAAAGTCTGACAACGGCACAGATTATGCGTCAGGATATTATTGCTCCACTGTTCAAGCGCGGATATTCCTATCGCGAGTTGCGTGATGAGGTAATGGCGCGACTTAACCTGAAGGCATACTCTCTCTATACTGTCAAAAGGGATATTGACGATATGTTGGAGGAATGGCGCCAGAATAGGGTTGAGAGCATCGAGCTGAATCTGCAACTTGAACTGAATCGTATTGACACGTTGGTACGCGAGGCTTGGGAGGCTTGGGATAAGTCCAAGCAAGATTATCAGAAACGCAAGATGCGCCAAGACCGAGTGCCAAGCATCGAGGGTGAGGGCGTAGGCAATGGCGAGTCTGATATGGCACTTGTGAAGGCAAGTCAGATTACCGAAGAGATGACCGAGTGCGGCGACCCTCGCTATATCGAGACTATCAACCGACTACTCATCGAGCGACGCAAACTGCTTGGGTTGTATGCGCCAGAAAAGACACTGGGTGTGAGTGCAGTCAAAGTATCGGCAGGTGACCCATCACAGATGAGCATTGAGGACATCAATAAGGAGATTGAGCGATTAGAGAAACTTGACAAATAAATGACAACACAGCGTGAAATCATCAAGAACAAAACACGAATACTGAGGCTGAGGCAAGAACGCAACAGACGGCTTGCTTCAACCTCTTTCGCGCATTTTCTTGGGTACGTCAATCCTACCTATCAGATGGAGTGGTTTCACGCCAAAATTGCCGAATATTGCCAGATGCTCATAGAAGGCAAGATTAAAAACCTGATGGTCTTTATGCCACCACAGCACGGCAAGAGCGAGATTGTGTCACGCAACTTTCCTGCTTGGGCATTTGGGCGTAATCCTGACCTGAAGATTGCAGGATGTTCCTACTCTGCCGACCTTGCCGAGCAGTTTTCACGCTCAATTCAGCGCACAGTGGACTCGAGCGAATATCGGGAAATATTCCCTGACAGTTATCTGAATGGCAATAACGACCGTACCAATGATCGCGGCTACCTACGCAATGTCAATATGTTTGAATTCGTTGGGCATAGGGGATTCTACAAGGCTGTTGGTGTTGGCGGTGGTCTTACTGGTACTGCTGTTGATATTGCTATCATCGATGACCCTATCAAAGATGCCGTAGAGGCATTTTCCGACACCTACAGGGCGCGTGTATGGGATTGGTACAATTCGGTACTTACAACGCGTCTGCATAATAACTCCAAGCAGTTATTCATTATGACGCGTTGGCACGAGGATGATCTTGCAGGGCGAATACTTAAGAAGGAGGGCAAAGAATGGACTATCCTTAAAATACCTGCCATATGCGAGATGGAACACGACGGCGAACTGAATAGTGAACGTGCAGTGGGTGATGCGCTATGGCAGAGCAGGCACAGCATAGAGAAATTGTCGAAGTATCAGAATCGTGCACCCAAAGAGTTCAACGCGCTCTACCAACAGCGCCCAGTTGTCGAGGGAGGTAACATCGTCAAGCGCCATTGGTTTCAGATCATTTCAAATCAGGAGTTCCGCGCACTCCATGCACGTCAGCCTATACACTTCTACCTCGATACGGCATACGATAAGCGTAAACGTGGCGTAGATAATGACCCATCGGGCATTTTGGCAGCATGTATGATTAACAACAACATCTACTTGGTGCACGCCCATAAGATGTACAAAGAAATGCCTGAACTATTGCGTTTTCTGCCTCAGTATATCGAGGAACACGGCGACCGACGCATCAGTAAGCTATGTATAGAGCCAAAGGCGAATGGCAAGAGTGTTGCACAGATGCTGAAGAACGACACCGACCTCAATGTTGCGTTTACCGATACACCGACCGACAGCAAAGAGGTGCGCCTGAGGGTGGTCAGTCCAAAGGTGGAATGTGGCAGGGTCTTTATGGTTGAGGGCAGTTGGAACGAGGACTTTCTTGACGAGGTGTGCGGGTTCCCTGCTCAGCCACACGATGAATTCGTGGACATTCTCGGATATGCCATCAATGACCTCTGCCGAGAAGACCTGCCGACAATGGATGATGACGAACTTGAAGAAGCGATATATTAACTCATAAACACAAATACAAAAAATGACACTCCAAGAAATCTTTGGGGCGAATCTCAGCCCACAACAGCAAATCTCCCTCCTAAAGCAGAAGAACATCACTGTGCCTGACTGGAGCGGCAAACTTAAGAAAGAGTATTATCCAAGTGAGCACCCTGTAAGCGATACGGATATTTATCGCGATAAGACCCATAGGGGTAAGACAGAGAAAGTAACGCGCATCACTCTGGGATGGCAAAAACTATCCACCAAGCGAATGTCGGAACTAATCTTTGGCGTTCCAGTAAGGCGCATATACAAGACTGGGGACGATAAAGACCTGAAAAGAGCATCAGAACTTATTGAATCCATATATGCGAAGAATCGCATAGATAGCGTCAATCTTGAGCGTGCCAAGTATTTATACGCATCTTGCGAGAGTATGACAATATGGTATGCCCAGGATGTAGAAACAGACTATGCTGGAGAGAAAGGACTGCTAAAACTCCGCTGTAAGACCTTTGCACCAATGAAAGGAGATGCCCTCTACCCTCTATTCGACGATTACGACGATATGATTGCCCTTTCAGTGCAATACACAAGAAAGGAACTCATAAAGGGCAAGGAGGCTAACGTTACGTATTTCGATACATACACTGACAAAGAACACGTCCGTTGGCGCAGTACAGGCGGTACTTACGAAGAGGAAGTAAGAGAGTCTATCAACATCGGCAAGATTGAGGGTGTTTATATACATCGCTCAGAGCCAGTATGGGAAGACCTCTCTGATAATGTCTATGAGGCAGAGTGGACATATAGCCGTAACGGCAACTACATACGCAAGAACAGCCGACCTACCTTTGTTATCTATTCCGACAATAAGGTGCGCAAAAACGCAGAGAACACCGACGATAATGCAGGGCGCTCAATCATACAGTTAGGTCAGAACGATAAGGCTGAGTATGCAACGTGGCAGCAGGCTAACGAAAGCATCAAATTCCACGTTCAAGAGATTAAGCACAATTTCTTCTCGCAGTTGCAGTTGCCTGATATGTCAATGGACAATATGAAGGAGACTCCAATGTCAGGCGAGAGCAGAAAGATGCTCTTTATCGATTCGCAGATGAAGGTAACCGACGAGGCTGGCATCTGGATTGAAATGTTACAGCGTGAATTCAACGTCATCAAGGCATTTGCTAAGCTGATGTTCCCTACCTATGCAAGCGCCATCGAAGAACTGACTTGCGATGTGGTCATTACGCCTTTCCGCATCAACGATGAGAGTGAGCGCGTAACGACACTCGGCACGGCAGTTACTTCTGGTATCTGTTCTAAGCGCACCGCAGTGGCTCGACTGAACTGGGTGGACGATATAGATGCCGAGTTGGAGGAAATAGCCAACGACAGCAACTCTGACCTTTTTGAGCCTACAATGTAAGCACATAAACAATGGCAGCAAAACAATTCGACACATCTCTATTTGATCGCAAGCATCTTCAGGGTCTTAGCAAATCGCAAAAGACCCTGAAGGCTCTGTATGATAAATTCTACAAGGAAGCGGCTAAGATAGGTGCTTCCACAGGCTTCAGCGACCCTAAAAAGGAGTTTTACCTCAAGGATTTTCCAAAGGCGCAGAAGGCTATGGAGGATGTTGTGCACAAACTATGCGATGGCATAACTGGCGTTATTGAAAGAGGCAACAATGTTGCGTGGGATTGTTCTGATGCCAAAAACGAGGCTTTAGTTTCCTCTCTTGGCGTTAATCGTTCTCTGATTGACAAGTTATCACAAGGGATAAGAAAACGCAGTGAGACGGCAAAAAAAGCCTTTCTTGAGCGTAAGGTCGAGGGGATGGGATTGAGTGACCGAGTGTGGCAGAGCCAGAAGCCACTGCGCGGACAGTTAGAGATGGCGTTGGAGTTGGGGCTCAGTGAGGGCAAGAGTGCTGCAGCCCTGAGCCGTGATGTGCGCCAGTATCTGAACAATCCTGATAAGCTGTTCCGTAGGGTGAGAGATAAGGACGGCATTCTTCGTCTGAGCAAATCGGCAGAGGCGTACCACCCTGGACGTGGTGTGTACCGCAGCAGCTACAAGAATGCGCTGAGAATGACAGCTACGGAAAACAATATGGCATATCGTTCCGCAGATCACGCACAATGGGGAGGCATGGACTTTGTTGTCGGTCAAGAGATACATCTGTCGAAGAATCACCCTGTGGTAGACATTTGCGACGAACTGCAGGGCGAATATCCCAAAGATTTCAAGTTTACAGGATGGCATCCTTTTTGCCGTTGCTTTGCCACACCAAAACTGGCTGATCGCGAGGAAATGAACAAGTGGGCGAGGATGAGTGATGCGGAACGTGCTAATTATGAATTTGAGGGAACGGTTAAGGAGTTGCCGAAGAACTTTAGTGACTGGGTGGCTGACAATGCAGAGCGTATTGCCAGTGCTAAGAGCGTTCCGTACTTTATCAAGGACAATTATGTTGATGGTAAGGTTGGTAGTGGATTTAAGAGAATAGAATCGCCTTCTGAACGTAGTGGTATGTTTGGACGAAACCATAAGAAATACGAAGAAGTAGTTCCTGAATTGCCAAACATAGATGATATTGCTATTTTTGAAATGCAAGGTCAACGCGAGAATACTGATAATTTCCTACGCAAATTAGGATATTCAGATAAAGCAATTAAGAGTATTCGCCCTATGCCATTTGAAGAAGCTGACCAAGGCAAGGCAAATCGAGCAAATGATATTTATAACTGCCAGTTATGCGCACCAACATTATTAGCAAGAATGCGAGGTGTTGATATTTCTTCTATAACTTATCAGCAAGGTGGGTTTATGGAGCGACTTTCAAAAGACATGAGACTCGCCTTTGAAAATAGCGAAGAGTTAAAACCTTTGAATTTCAAGGCAGAAAAGATGTCTGTAGAAAAAGCACAAGAAAAACTCAAAAGAGCAATCGTTAATTTGCCAAATAACAGCATACATCATTTTGGATATGATAGCTGTGCCGATGGCAGTGAAGGACATATTTGGACTGTAATTAAATCAAATAATAAAACTTATATTGTTGACGGACAAGAAAAACGTGGTATAAACCATTCTATTGATGATATTATACCACGAATCGATTTTGCTGATAAAGTAGAAATCCTACGTGTTGACAATCTTGGATTTAGCAATGAATTTATGGACTTTTACGCAAAGTTGAAGAAACGAAAATGATAGCTTCTGTAAGTTCTTTATCATCTTCAACCATTCTCCAGTCGCCACTCTTGGAAACAGTAGCGTAAAGAGGTTTTCCAAAATGTCCGCCACCTGATGTATTTCTGTTATAATTAAACAGATACTTGCCATTCAACTCACCCTTGTAAATTACAGATAACTTTAGAGGTGATTTAGGAGTGTTTTTTATGGCTATCGCCAGTGCTTCTTGTACTTTAATTTCTTTCATCGCTATAAATAGTTAATATCTAATTTCACTTATTGGCATAGTAGAATACATGTGTTCATTCAATGAATTATAGAGACTATCCCTCTCACCTAATGTTCTTGCTGATATGTTGACGCTACTCCCATCAATGCCAATGATTAGACCTTTTTTATCGGTTGATTTGTAGCCGTACTTTGTTATAAATGAAATTTTGTTTTCATCAATAAATGTGTCATTTATTTTTATCATCTGTTCTGTTGTTTTAACTTGATTACATTAACTTTGGTTATATGGCACTTGCCAGTGTCGTAGGTGGTGCTGGTGTCAATATGCTGCTTCCACAGGTACTCTATTGGTCTGCCGATGTCCTCAACGGAATACACGGCATACATAGCGCGTAGGCTGGAGAAGTAGTCTTCTGAGCCATCGGGGAATGTCACCTTGACGATTGGCTGTAGCTTGATGTTGTCAGTTGTTTTTTTCATTTCTTTTGTCTCTTGCCTTTTGGGTGTGCGACTTTACAATCGCCCACCCAATGTTAAAATAACGTCTCACACGCCAAAATATTGTGTTAAACGGCTTGATATTCTTCTTCCCAACCATCGCAAGAGGCAATAACACTATAGAAGTGGTCTAACTGCGATACCTGTTCCTTTGTGATTTGCTTGTTCCTCCGCAGGTCGTGAAGATGCGCCACTTGCTCCTTGCAGTACTTCTGATACTCTTGGATGATGGCGAGTGGTGTCATATAGTTCGCTTCATAATCTTTCTGAATGTCGCCGTAGTACCTATAATCGCCTTCGTATTCGTTAGTATTAATAGTGGCATTTCTGTAGAGGTTATACGAAAGTTCGACATCGAAATCTTCATAAGGTGTGTTGACCTCATTGTAAGGTGCGCTTGGGTCGTAGGCTGCGCCTGGAGGGTAATTGTCCATAATTGATAATATTTTTAGAGTTTAACAATAGTGTTCGATACCTCCCTCCTCGATAGTGAGGCTGTCGGTGTAAGATAGTGTGTTACTAAGCATCCCCTTACGATTGCGGTTATGCTTGTTAACGAAATCGCTTGCGAAATCGGCATCCAGTGTGGTTGCCATAATTGTTTGGTTTAAAGGGTTTGTATTAATTGTTGTCGTATTCATTAAGCCCAAGTTCCTCGCGCTGATGCTGAGCGAAAGCAGGACATTTCATACAGTTGCAGTTGCATTCAGGGTGGCGTTCGCAATACCTATCTAATTCGTAGTCTGTCATAATTGTGATGTTTATAGCGTTGATATTTAACTTGTCATTTATAACTGAGTCTGGTTTTTAATATCTTCCTCGGTAAAATGTTCGCCATGCGTGCAGATGTTTATAAGGAAATACTTGCCATCCTCCTTGTATCGATAGTTACCATAGAAGTTGCGGAATACATCCTTGCCTCGCAAGTTATATCCAAGTTGGTCGTACCACCTGTGGAACTTGCGACTCTTTTCAGGGCTATCAATTACAAACATTGCAATATCCTCTCGCTTTTCGATGTGACGAAAACCTGAATCTAAATAAGTTGTCTTTTCAACCGTGAATTTTGTTGCTTTCGTTGTTATATCATTTTTAAAGGGTTATACTCTTTCTATGTAGGCTGTTACGCCATCCTCATTCTCAAAGTTGAGATACCAATAGCAATCTGATGTCTTATGGAATCCCTCTGCGATGAGGGTCTTTTCTGCGCCCCATACTTCCTCGTTTGTTGCGCACTGGAATGTTGTACCTGATGTTCTCATTGTTGTGCCTCCTGTTTTACTTTGAGTAGAGAGTGATAACGAGACCGCGACGGAGTTTACATACGCACTTGTCAAGACCTGCGTTCATTGCACGGTCGAGGAACTTAACGAGCATCTCCCATCCGATGAGGGCGATTGTGCCTGACACTCCGAGAAGAGTGTTGATCTTCTTGCCGAGGTTATTCAAGCCCTTTGCCTTGATGCGGAAGTTCTTGTTGATAAACTTTGAAGTGTACTGGTTTTTGTTTGAAATCTTTTTCATTTTGTTGTTGTTTTAAAGGGTTGTTTTGAAAATCTGATGCAAAATTAATATTCTATTTTTGAAATAACAAACTTTTAAAGCGAATTAATTAATAATTTAATATTTTTTAACTGAAATACCACACGAGTATGGGGAAAATTGCCTATATTTGCATCGTACACTTATAAGTTTATCTCATTTATCTCATTTAGATGAAAAACAAGATTTTAGAGGCGCTCAAAACCAAGTTCGATGGGGTTGACGCAAGCACACTTGGTAGGATAGCCGATAAACTGGCGAAGACTACAACCGATGAAGCAGGAATTCAAACCGCTGTTGATGGGGTGACATTTCAGCAAGTAATGGAAAGTTATGGGGACGCAAGGGTTACAAAAGCCCAGCAGACCGCAGTTGAGAACTACGAAAAGAAGCACGGACTTAAGGATGGCAAGCCTATTCAGGCAGAGCCACCAAAGCCAGAGCCTCAAGAGCCACCAAAGCCAAACGATGAGCCTGAGTATATCAAGGCTATGCGTCAGCAGATGGAGGCAATGCAGAAAAGGCTGGACGAGGCTGATAAAGCTAAGACCACATCTGGCAGACGTAGTAAACTGGACGCAATGCTCAAGGACGCACCTGAGACTATCCGCACACTCTACACGCAGAACTTTGAGGCGATGACCTTTGCTGATGATGCAGCATTCGACACTTGGTTGGACGGCAGTAAGACCTCTGTTGAGAGTCTGACGGCGACATTCAATGCTAAGAATGGCATCACCACCCCACCAAAGACTGGAGGCGGTGGAGGCAATCAGCCTAATCCTCTCGTTGTTGCGCGTGCAGAAAAGGCTGCAAAGCCATCACCAAATGCTATCATTGGCGCTCCTGCTCAGGAGGCCAAGTAAGCATAATATTCACTAAACACAAACACAAACAACAATGAACGTAAATTTTGAGTACAAAGACGCAGGTGTAGCAACACCAGTGTACTTTGAGCAGATTTTTGCCGAGAAGCCAGGAGGTGGTCGAGTTGCCAACCCTGACTACGACGTACTGCCTACAACAGCCGTTGCTGTTAACTCTAACGGACTCTACGTGCCTATCAAGGGTTATCGTCTCGTTGCCGCAGTTGCTGACGATGACACGACCATCAAGATTGCAAAGGGCTCAGGCGTTAAGGTAGGCGAGTTTATCGGTCACGGAGCAAAGGCTGTAGCTTGTAGTGCAGTTGACACAAGCAATGCCGACTATGACACTGTAACTGTAACAATGGGTGTAGAAATCGCAAAGGACGTTGTGCTTTATCAGGCTAAGGCTGCAAGCGCAGACAGTGCAGAGCCTAAGGCTACACCTCAGTTCATCACCTACGACCCTGTATTTGCAGGCAAGGGAGATCAACTCACACGTCTTGTGAATGGTGCGAACATTCGCAAGGAGACAGCTAACATCGCAGACGAGGTAGCCGCATTGCTGCCAACTATCACACTTGTATAGGAGGAATAGAATATGGCAATGAACAAACCTCTTTTCGACATCGAGCAGGCTGACGTGCAGATTGTGCTTAACAATTACATTCCAGGCGATGGTCAGGCTTGGCAGACACTTTTCCCTCTCAAATCCACACGCAAGTTCGACCTAAAGGGTCTTGAAGGCAACGAGGGTATCGCTGTATCAGCTGAACGTATTTCGTTCAACACTCGCGCTCCATTCAAGACACGCGAGGTTGTAGGCACTTGGTCAGGCAAACTGGCAAAGAACGCTGTAGCACGCGAGAAGGACGAGATACTTATCAACGAGTATAACGACCTTAAGGCTATCGCGGCTACATCTAATGACCCACAGGCTGCAAACGACCTCATCGATATGGTTTACGATGATGTTGACTTCGTGAACAAGGCTATGGACATCAAGAACGAGATTGACTGTCTCCGTATTGCTTCTTCAGGCGTTATGACTTTCCCAGAGGAGATCGACGGCGAGAACGCAACAGCAGACACAATCAACTTCAATGTTCCTGCTGGTAACTTCGGTGGCGCTTCTACTGTATGGTCAACAATGGATGCAAGCGGTAACGTTACTATCAATACTAAGGCTGACGGTATTGGCGACATCATCGCTGCTACCGACAAGATTGCAAAGCTCGGCTATCCAAAGCCACGTTTCGCTTATATGGATAAGTCTGCTTGGCTTGCTCTTCGCGCTCAGGAGGCTACAGCTACACGTCTCTTCCCTAATGCGAAGAACATCGCTATCTACGCACAGATGGTAACACTCGAGGCTGTCAATGCTTACCTTGCACAGAATGGTTACCCTGAAATCCGCTACACCGACTCTTATGCTCGTGTGGAGGACAAGAAGGGCAACAAGAAGGTCATCAAGCCTTGGAACGAGAATGTAGTAACACTGTGTCCAGAGGTTAACCTCGGTCACACATACTACAAGCCAGTTCCTAACGTGCCTAATGTGGGCGCACTTCAGACACAGGGCAACTACTATAAGTTGACTCAGTATTCTGATGTTAACCCAATGGTTGAGGTAACAATGGCAGAGGCTTATATCCAGCCAGTATTGGAGAACAAGCGTTCTACCGTCTTCATCAACATCAACAACACTACTTGGAATAACGGCGCACGCTAATCACTAAGCAGTTATGAAGATTTCTAAGGCACTACAATCCATATCTCTATATCCGCTAACAACGTCATCGGTCTCAGTGATCGCGACGGAATGTGGGCTTGACCCTGAAGCCGAGGTAACAGCCGTGCTTCTTGGGTCAAAAGCCTACAAGCGTGCAAAGTCACAAGTTTACCAGTACCTTTCAGAAGCACCTAACGTTACCGAGGGTGGAGCAACATATAGCTTCAGCGAGGATGAGCGCAAGGAGTTTCGGAAAAAGGCGCTACAACTACTGAGCGAGATTGATGATGACGAGGCAAATGCTGAGACAGAGTGTGGCTATTTTGGCGAAGATTTCTAATACTTACTGCTATGATTTTTGGATATGATACATTAGTGCCGTACCTTGGTGGCTATGGTCACGAAGACGAGAATGGCGAATGGGTAGTTGACGAGGCGCAATGGGGTGACGAGATCCCTTGTGATGCCGAACAATCAGGTCAGGCAAATATCATCAACTACGAAGGTGGTGGCTCTGCCTATTACACCTATTCTGTTACCATTGAAGCTGACGCTCGTACATTCGTTGTGGGGGATGTTGTAAAACTCTCCGTAGGCGGTATGCCATCACAGAAATATACGGTCAAGGGCTACAGGCGCTTTCGGACATTGGCAAAGGTATGGCTATAACATCAGACAACATAGAGGCAAGGCTAAGTGGGTTTACTAAAGTTCTTGAAAAAGAACTAAAGCAGCAAATATCCCTACAACTTGGTTATTTAGGTCAGGAGTGCGTCAAAATGGCGCGTGAGATTGGTACTTATACTGACCGCACTGGCAATCTACGCAGTTCCATCGGCGCAGTAATGCAGGCTGACGGAAACAAAGTAATGGAGACGCCATTCAATCAAGTGTCGGCAGGAGGTTCACAGGGTAGTAGCGCTGGCAGGACTCTGGCTAATGAGACCCTTGCAGAGCATAGGGATAGCCCATTTTCCCTTATCGTTGTTGCTGGTATGGACTACGCAAGTTATGTGGAGGACATACACAACTTGGATGTATTATCAAGCGCTGAACGTTATGCCAAAGGCGAATATATGAATAGGCTCAAGGACGCAGCAGAAGCAACCATTGAACGAATGAACAAAATGCAGATATGAAGACAGAGAGCGATATCAGAACTGACATATACGGACTGCTAAAGGATAGCGAACTGGCTACCTTTGTAGACGGCAAACTATACCGCAGGCAGCGTCCTACAAACAGCACATCAGAGGACATCTGTATTGGTGTTGTTGAGAGCAACATATCTCAAAATCAGGGCGCATCCGTCAATGTCATAATATATGTTCCTGATGTACTACGCGGTAAGGATTATATCGAATCTCCGCGCATTGCTCAGATAGAACGTGTCGCAATGGATCTCTTGGAGCATTATGCACATCCTGACGGTTGGTCTATCGACCTTGAACGCCAATCCGTATATGAAATCACAGGTACGCAACAGCACGCCATTAGTAATAGATTACAATACAAAACAAACACAGAATTATGATTTTAGCATGGGGAAAATGCCAGATTAAAGCCACTCCAATTGAGGGCTCTGGCGCAACTATCGAATCAGCAGTCACATTCCCAACTCCAGTTGACGGCACAACTCAGCTTACCACCACACAGGGCGACAAGACTGAGGCTAAGATTGAGGGTGGCGGCATTGAGGCTGTACGTTTCAACAAGAACACCTACGAACTTGCCTTTGATGTTCGTCTTGGCGGTACTCGTACCGACCAGATGGGCGCACACGATGGTCTTGTCGATGGTGAGTTCCAGGTCGAGGTCAAGTCTCTCGATTACTCTACAGCGCCAAGTTGTAAGATCAACCGCAGTACTTGTAACGTTCAGGTTAGTTACACCTCTGCGGTTGGCTTCACAGCACACTATGTGTTCATCAGCGTAGAGCCATCTTCAGGCGACCAGATTACATTCACTGCTGGCTCATCTGCCGGGTAGCCAAAAATAGGGCTTCACGCCCAAGGCTGAGTACCATATGGGGATTGGCATAATTATTAACACAAATTCAGCTAGTTGCAATTTTACTATACCAAAAGAACTTTCACCGCCAATCGTGGGTTGACACCACCTCAGCCTTCTCAATACAACACAAACACAAAATATGGAAGATATAGATTACAAGTTCATAGATACGATGCTTGAACGCCCAATAGGGCTGACCGTTGGTAGCCGACATTTCTATATCTACCAACCAACGCTCGGCAAAAGCCTTTTGATAGGCAATCTCCTAAAAAGCATTGAGATAAACACCCCTCTGATGCAATTTAACAGTATGGCAGAACTGTTGCGCCTATGCTCCCTGCATACCGATGTCTGCTGTCGCATCATTGCGCTGAGTATGTGCAAAGGCAAAGAGGCTTTAGACAATGAACACGTTGAAGAAATCATTACCTATCTTAAGGACAATGCAGAGCCTGAAAATCTTGCCACTCTCCTTGCCATTGTTATGAAAGGGGATAACATTGACGAGATACTAAACCACTACGGAATATCCGACGAACTGAAAGAGATGTCTAAGGCGCAGAGGGCTAAAAAGGACAAAGGTTGCCCCACATTCTGCGGTCTCACGACATACGGCAAGATTATAGACCCACTGGCAGACAAATACGGATGGACTCTCGACTATATACTATGGGGTATCAGTTACAACAACATACAATTACTCCTTGCCGACGCTCCGAAGACCCTGTATCTATCAGACGAAGAACTAAAGAAGTCTGGAATACATAAAGGGCAAGAAGTCCTCAGTATGGATGACCCAGAAACGTGGGAGAAAATCAAGAAGATGGATTGGCGCTAAATAAATTGCCCCTCTTGCCGTTTCTTTGGTCTGCCTAACAAACTTACCACCCCACTAACATAAAAGCACCTTGCGCAAAATTCAACAAAAATAAGCAATGCCAACACTTAAATTCGACATAACTGGAGACAACTCCCAACTCATAGGCTCACTCAGGCAGACACAAGATGGTATCAGCAGGACATCGTCTTTGATACAGCAGACTGGCAACAGCGCCAACGCTACATTTCAGAAGATGAGTGGTGGCGCTGATGACCTGACCTCTGCACTTGAAAGAGTAAAAAAAGTTGCATCTACAATGTTTGTTGGTTTTGCCGCAAAGGAGTTCGTGCAGGAAATCATTAACGTTCGTAAGGAGTTCAAGTCTTTGGAGGTATCATTCTCAACACTCTTAGGCGACGATAAGGCAGGTAAGAAGATGTTTAGTGACATCACCCAGTTCGCAACATCAACACCAATGCTGGAGAAGGATTTGGCTAAAGCAGCACAGACTATGCTTTCCTTTAATGTTGAGAGCGAGAAAGTAATGCCACTGCTAAAGCAGATAGGCGACATCTCTATGGGAGACGCTAACAAGCTAAACTCGCTTACACTTGCTTTCTCTCAGGTATCATCTACTGGCAAGTTGATGGGACAAGATCTGCTCCAAATGGTCAATGCTGGCTTCAATCCCCTTGCCGAAATTAGCCGTACCACAGGCAAAAGTATGAAGGAGCTGAAGGACGATATGTCTAACGGCAAGATCAGCGTAGAGATGGTAGAAGATGCCTTTAAGAGTGCAACTTCTGAGGGTGGTAAATTCCAAGGGATGTTGGATAATATGTCAAAGACTATGGAGGGCTCATTCAGCAATCTGGAAGGCGCAATCCAGAAACTATTCAACGAATTGGGAACTGCCATAGAGGATAGCGTTGTTAGCGGCACTGATATGGCGACAGCAGCCATCAATGCCCTTGCAGAAAATTCCGACAAACTTGTGGCGACCGTACAAGTTCTTGTGGCAACCTACGGCACATACAAGGCTGCATCTATGGTTGCTGCTGCGGCAAATATGGCTCAAGCAACAGGCATAACAGCCTTGACTGCAGCAGAAACAATCCACTATTATTGGCTTGTTATATGCGAGAAAGCACAAGCGTTGCTCAATAAAACAATGCTTGCAAATCCTTATGTTGCGGCGGCAGCAGCACTTGTAGGATTGGTTACTGCAATAATATCTTTCTCCGACAATACAGATCAAGCCACAGAGGTTACAAAAAAATTCAATGAGGAGCAAAAGGAGGCAGCGCAAAAAGCCCAAGAGCATAAGGCAGAAATCGAAAATCTCATACAAGTAGCAACGGATGAAAGCAAAAGCCAGAACGAGCGTACGTCGGCACTGGTACGCCTAAAGAGTGCCTATCCAAGCATATTCGCAAAGTATGATACCGAGATACTAAAACTGTCCGATATTGCAGCCCTAAAGAGGGAAATTGCTGAACTTGAAAATCAGCGCGCCCAGGCTAAACTGCAAAACGACATCAATGAAAGTCTCAAGGAAGAAGATAGATTAATACAAGGCAACAACAAAGAAACTGAAGAAAAGTTAGGAGGGCGACGTAGGCAGACAAACCTACTGATGAACAAGAAGGCATTAGACACAGTTCTCCCGCAATTCCTCGCATACGCTAAAACTCTCACTCCTAAAGAACAGAAGGAATTCGCAGCAGAATTTGCAAGCAGGTTTAATAGTAATCGGGCTAATGGTTTTGCAAGAATGAAACTGCCTACAGGAAATGGTCAACTTAGCGACGACATAGCTTTGACATACGGCGAAGCACAAGGAACTATAAACACCCTTATAGAGTGGTCTAAACAAAAGGGAAAGAAGAGTACCTATGGCGCGGAACTTAAGAAAGCGCAGGATGCCAACAAGAAGGCGACTAAAACCCTGAACGACATTAAGGCACATCCCGAAAAGTACACGCGCGAAGATTATGACAAGGCTGCTGCCGACAAGAAGAGTAGCGAAGATGAAGTAAAAAAACTTGGCGGTAAGACATATGACGAGCAGGAAAAAGAGCGTCAAAAAAATGCCAACAAGTCAAAAAAAGACGCAAAAGACATACAGCGCCAACAAGAAGAAATATTAGAAAACCAACAGGCTCTCGCCGACGCACAAGAAAAGCAGACTCTGGAATCGGCAAAGCAGTTGGCACAAACCATTCTTCAGGCACGCCAGTATGAGTTGGACGCGATGGATGAGGGTAGCGCTAAAGTTCTGGCGCAGATCAAACTCAACTATGACAAGGAGGCTCAGGCTATAAAGGATGATAAGAAGGATGTCATCAAGGCTAACGAGCAGGCTGCACGTGAGATGTGGGAGGCTCAAAATCCTAACGCCAAGAAGAAGGGCATAAACTGGGAGTCATATAAGAAGAAGAATAACCTGACGTTCGACCTGACCGCCGAGCAGAGCGATATGTTCTCCAAGCGTGCTATTGCCAACGAGGCATCGCGTTCGAAGCAGTTGCAAGAAGAGTTCAGAACACGTCTCGGCTACATCCTGGACTTCTATAAGGAGTATGGCACAATAGAGGAAAAGCGTGCCGCAATAACACGTCAGTACAACCTGCAGATAGCAAAGGAGAACGATGAATACACTAAGGCATCACTGGAGATGCAGAAGAAGGCGGCACTGGAGCAACTTGATGTCACCGATATATTCAAAAACATCAATTGGGATGGTGTATTCAGCACGCTTGAGGGGCATACTAAAGAGTATCTTCTTGGTCTGCGTGATGAACTGCAATCCTTGCTATCGTCAGGACAACTGAAGACCGTAGAGGATATTGAGAAGGTACAGCAGAAGATCATCGAGATTAACGGCGAGGTAGCAAAGAAAGGTGGTCTCTTTGGCTTTACAGGCACAAAGGCGCAGGAGCGCCAGAGGCTGAACGAGAATGTACAGAACGCGAGGGATAACCTGAATGCTGCTAAAATTGGAGAACTAAAAGCAAGCACCAAGTTGTTCGATGCCCAAAAGAGTGGCAAGCAGAGTGCAATAATTGCAGCCGAAGCCGAACTTGCAAAGGCAAGACTTAAGACTGCCGATGCAACACAAAAGGCTAAACAAGCAGAGGATGCCGCAAAGACCATCTCAGCACAATCCATTGCCGATTGGTTTAGTGATGCAGAGGAGTTTATTGCCAACAAGGGATTAGACCAACTGCCACATCTTGCAAAGAGTCTTGGATTTGGAACAGCAAGCGAGGCGATGGCTAAGGGACTTAGCGGATTTAGTAGCGCGTCGGGTGCGGCAAAAGACTTCGCAAGTGGAAACTATATTGGCGCAATAACAAAGGGCATCAGCGCCATTCAGTCCTTTGGCTCTGCCCTCGGAATAGGTGGTGGCAATGAGGATGAGGTCCACAAGATAACAGAGGAGAACACCAAGGCTATCAAGGCTAACTCCGAGCGTATTGATGCGCTTAAGAAATCCATAGACAAGCAGACTGGCGCTCAGGCTGTATCAACTGCTAAGAGTGCCATAACTGCTCAGGAGGACACCAACAAACGTGTTATGCAAACTCTTGAGGCGCAGATGGGCTATTGGAGCGCGCATCACTCTAACACGTCTTATGCTGATGATAGTTATATTGCATCTCTCTATAACCAGACCGTAGGCAATGCCATAAAGGCAGGAGAGAAGATGGTATCATCCATTAGCGGACTGAACAATATATACAGTATGACTCCTGAACAGATAGCAGCCATTAAGACATATATGCCTGCCCTGTGGGAGTATTTGACAACCGTCGGAAAGTATGATAAGAGCGAATATTGGGAGGCTGTAGTTGAACAGGCTGGCAAACTTGAGGAAATATCCAATCAAGTGAAGCAGAACATTACTGGTATGACGTTCGATTCTATGGTCGGCAACTTTGTCAGTTCGCTGATGGATATGAGCAAGTCGACAAGGGAGTTCTCTGACGATATGACAAAGAGCATCACTCAGGCTCTGCTCAACATTCAGATAAACAAGATACTTGGCGGTAAGTTGCAGGATTTCTACGACAAGTTCTATGACGCACTCAGCGATAACAATCTAACCGAATACGAGAGCGCGTATCTCACCGAAATGTACGAATCAATCGTGCAAGAAGGCAAGAAGATAAGGAACAACATAGCAACAATCACTGGTTACGATGATATATCGACAAGTGAGGCGCAAGGATCAATCAATGGCATAAAGAGCATCAGCGAAGATACCGCTAATGAGATTGTGGGCAGACTGACAGCAATGCAACTATCCGTAGAACGTAATACCGCTATCACATCCGAGAGTATGCTTGAAGGTATCAGACAGATGACGATAATCGCAGGTATTAACAGCGAGGGGCGAGATATTCTGAATGACATACTTACCCAACAAGTGCTATCTAATGGCTTCCTTGAGGATATCGTAAGGTATTCTAAGGTGTCAGCAGAATATGCCGTCAGACTTGAAAGAATAGACAACAATATCAATACAAAACTATGACAGGACAGCTATACATAAACAACAAGGATGCATACGCCACTTGGGGTGTATGTATGGATAATCAGTGCTTGTCGACTCTGCTTACACCTCAGGCTAACAAGGAGAGCATCAGGAACACCTCTCGCCTACTCGACGGAGACATCGTTATTAGCACAAATCCGAAGATGGCATCGCGCGATCTAACGCTGACGCTAAACCTGATAGCAAGTAGCGATGAGGACTTTTTCGACAAGTATTCCGCATTCTGTACAGAGTTGAACGCAGGAACGCTAAACATAAAGACATCCTTTCAGCCTGATGTAACATACAAGATGATATACCTATCTTGCACCCAGTTCACGCAGTTTCAGAGAGGTATAGCAAAATTCTCACTCAAGGTTACCGAGCCTAACCCAAACGATAGGTCATAATGAAGAAGGAACGTACATCAGCATACATAGCCATAAAGCGTAGTATCAATGGCATTGCAAAGGCAGGTCAAAGAGTCAAAACGCGCACTATAGCAACTGTGCCTATTACACCCACCAGTATCGTCAAGCACACGCTGATGGGCGACCATTATGCGCGTCTTGACTTTGCGCTTTCCGAGGCTATATCCTTTGAGGTTGGTGACTACTTCGAAGACCCACTGTTTGGCGAATTTGTGATAACTCAAAAACCCATGCCGACCATTGATTCAGCCACAGGTGGATATGGTTATCAAGTGCAGTTCGATGCGTGGTATAAGGTATGGAGCAATAAGAAAAATATGCTCGTTATCTCTACTGATGACGGCTATATCCGCAAGGAGTGCAACTGGGTGCTCACCGACAGCATAGCGCATCACGTAGAGGCTCTGTTGCGCAATCTGCAATGCTTGGGGTATATTAATGCCTATGCCGACCTATCAGACTACTACGATATTCTGTCAAGCGTACCATATAGCACAAAGGCGCAGACCATATCCTATAATTCAAAGGATATTCTGTCCTCTCTGGACGAAATAGCCAACACTTGGTCAACTGAGTGGTGGATGGAAGAAAATGCAACAGACAGGACGTTTAAGATATTTTTCGGCAAGTGTAGCGCAGAAGGAGAAGAGTTGTTTATTACCGACAGACCATACACTGACTCCGATGGCGTATCTCATAGTATTACGGCAGAGTCTATGAGTATACAGCGTGATGAGACCACATACGCCAACAAGTTCTATGTGTACGGCTCTAAGGATAACATACCTTACAGCTACCGCAAGAAACTCTTGGCTCACATCGTCAAGAACAAGGATGGTGAGGCTTACGCAGATAATGACAAAGAGTTCTACTTAAATCATCGCTTTACGCCTGATATGTTCACGCAAGAATCATCTGGCATTACCTTTGACCTTGCCGTCAGAGCGTATAACGAAAGTACTGACACCTACGATAAGGAAAGCATAAAACCTGCAACCATCCCCACAGGCACTTATAACATATACGGTGATGACATAGAGCCAAACAAGAAACTTATCTTCGAGTTCACACAAAACACGGTGTTACAAGACGGCGAAGAATGCGACCTGAATGTGTGGGTTGCCTTATACTTATGCAACAGCGAAGGTAATAACAAGCAGTTATACTTTGAAACGGACAGTTGGTCTTGGAACCAATGGGGTAAGGATGAACGCCACGAAATAACTATGCCGTCTATGGCATTGGATGATTGGTCTGATGGTGTCAATATACTTGGCGGAGACTGCTGGGTGGAAATCAGATATGGTTGGGAGATAGACGGAGATACTGGCATAAGGGTCATACAGCAACCTCAGTATAGCAGTACGAATATGTACTATACTTTCATCGCAACTGCAAAGCCTGACATAAACGAGATACCAGTTATGCTCAATGGTCAGCTGTGCAATGCGATATTCAATCCTTATGATGTATCAAAACTGCACGAGCAATACTATCAAGTCCGCTTTAAGGATATATCTAACAACGTACTGACTTACGCAGATCTAAGAGATAACTACGGCATTGTTTGCGATGGCGCAGACCTAATAGACTTTGGCGACTCAAGAACATCAATCAACGTTCCATACGCATTTTACTCGGAAGATTTTGATGACCCATCTGCAATATGCCGAATAGCGGAGAGAAGACTGCAGATGCCAGAATTGCCAATGATAGTAACCAATGACGATGGTACTACCTATGTCTGCCGTGATGGATTCGTTATGAAGGCTCAGGCTACGCAGTATAAGCAGACGGTAGATGGAAGCATAGCTAAGAGTAGTGCCATTGTGGAGGATAGCATTATATTTGAAAACATCTATCCTGATGGCAAGTTGAAAATTACCGAGATATACGAAGAAGAATGTACCGAGCAACAAGACATTGTTGAAGCAGATGGTAGCAGTGCCAACGTTCCTTGGCGTTGGGTAAAGTACCACCTTACACTTGCTCAGACTGACGGTCAGCCTTTCAACTTTGATAGGTCATATATCCTTGAAGGCTATGAGTTGGCAGTGCGTTTTCTTTCACCTGATGATACTGATGACTACGATGGGAAAGATATCGTAAACGGATTCAAGATGTGCGGTATGCAGTTCTCTGTTGCTTTCAACAAGAAGCACCTTACTGACGAGGACTACGTCTATAAAGAGTCCACAGACGAGAACATCGCTGTTGATGCTCAGCATAAACTGGAGATGGTCTATACGATAGTCCGTAACGAGGACTTCGGAACTAAGCTACCTAATACCGTACTGAAGCCAACTATTGGCGATACGGTGTGCCTTATCAACTGGAATACTAAGGCTATCACTGTGGATGGCGGTGTTATCTCTCAGGCAGAGGAAAAACTGAGGTCTAAGGCTATCGAATATATCCGTGCGGTAGACGAGGGCAATTTCAATTTCGAGGTGCATCTGATGAGTGACGTTCCTTTTAAATTGGCTGGCGATTCACCATTATATGATGCTGATAACAAACCTTTGTATGATGCTGACGAGAAAAGGTTGTATTCCAAGAATGAATACGAATGGTACAAATTGCCGTGCATCGGTCAGGCTGTAAATATCCACCACGAAGCACTTGGCAAAGATAAAAAGACCAGAGTGTTGGGGTATGAATATAAACTCGATAAGCCTTACGATAGCCCAATACTCAGTTGTGGTGAGACTGATGCTTATAGCCGACTGAAGCAACTTGAAAAGGAAGTAACAAGAAATTCATAACGTATAAAACAACAACAAAAAGATGGAACAGAACGCATATACTATTCCGAAGTCAGGTGACACAATAAACACCTTGCTCAACAAGGTAACAGCCAATGAGACTGCCATTGCTACCGAAAAGACAAGAGCGCAGGGTGCTGAAACGACATTATCTAAAGGAATACTAACTGAGGCGCAGAAGAATGTCATTGTGCAGTATCCTCCTCTCGTTAGGGTGGATAGTAGTATGGATGACGAGGCAATATGCAAGCGCATTGCGGAGGCTATTGCAAAACTCAAGTCGCAAGATTTTGCTTTCATCGCCTACTTCGATGATAGCGAATGGGATAATGAGATTTTCGGGTGTCAAGAAACCTTGCTTGGTACTATTACGAAGCATAGCAACGAATACTTTGCATTCCAAATTACTTGCTATCATGGTCGAGCGCATCATGTTTGCACCTATGCAAACGGCAAGTGGACTCTAACCCGATACGTTAAGGAGTTTCAATAATCATTATATAACATCTAAACAAAAACTACAATGACAAACATTACATTTACAAAAAGGGATGACGATTGGTATGATGCAACCGTCACTGGATTCTCTGGTGTACTGCAAGTTGACCGCTACAGCCCATCTCTGCTGAGAGTGTACGCAAAGACTGCGGGATGCAAAGAGGTGTTGCTATTCGAAGAATACAGCGAGACCACGTTGATTAACGTTAATCTTGCAGAGTGTGTAACAGTACGCATCGAGTGCGGCAAATCTGTCATCAAGGCGCAGTACGAAGAAGCATAACGGAGAGAGTATGAACAATATCAGTTTAACAAAAGTAGGACTCAAAGTCTTGACACTGCCAAAGTGCAAAATGCCTACCATTGGCAACATCGCTGATGGAGGTGTACACCATCTGCACTACCTATTGGCTGATGGTGGTCATTATGTGACCAAAGATGGCGAGTTCTATCAATGTAAGGAGTAAAGGAAAATGGCAAAGGATTATAAAGGAAATCTGACAGGTCAGCAGATTGATGCGCTACCGAGTAAGATAGGCAATCTCAGCAACCTACAGACAACGGAGAAGTCGAGCCTTGTTGGGGCGATAAATGAGGTGGCACAAGGTAGTGGCGGTGGTAGTTGTAATGTGACTATCAACGTAACATCGAGTGTGTCAGGAGTCAGTGTGAGTGGACTGAATCTGCGTATGATTGTGGATGACAACATCAGTGGTGCGCAGACATTGGTAACCAACAGCAGTGGCGAGGCAACGGCAACAGTGGCAATGGGCAGTAAGTTTGAGATTATCTTCCCACACGTCACAGGGTGTGAGGATATCACTGCAATAACAAGATATGCAGTAAAGAGTGCTATCACAATCAACGCAATATACAGCGCAATGGCAACACACTACGAACTGCTGTCACTGCACATCCTAAAATGGACTGGCAACCAGAGCCAGAACTACACAAACTGCGCAGTGCACATCACTATTGATGGCACAACAACAGACTACACAACAGGCAGTGATGGACGATTTGAGCATGAAATACCATTCGGCACGGAGTACACACTGAGTGTTGACAACGTGGAAGGTCTGTACATCTACGGACATACCAACTCTTGGACATACACAGCAGGGGCGGCACACAGAGAAAAGATTATCAACTACCACGATGTAGAGGTGGGCATCTTTATCTGCGCCAATGACGGGGCAGAATACACCAAGGAAGAATGGATAGCCAGTGGCAGAGCAGGAGCAGACGCAGTGATGGTGAAGATAGCCAACGCAGACCTTGCAGCCACATCAGCCACAGCACCCAACGGCAACATCTTCGGTATAGACCTTGACGATGTGGTCAATGCTACTTACAACAACTATAAATTGATGTGGGCAGGAAGTAACGTGCAGTTCACATCCTGTGCAATGACTCAGTCATCAGATGGTTTCGATAGAACACTGAATATCGTCAACGAAGGTATTGAGCGAGCAATCCCAACCCCAGCAGCAATATACTGCTACGGCAAACAATTCGACCTTGGAGGTACAACCCTCAACGGATTCCTTGGCGCAACACGTCAGCATCTGGCAGTGGTTAACAACGAAGCCTTACTGAATGAGATACTTGCCCTTGTGCGTCCTGATGCTACCAATACATTCTCAACGATGATTGGTGTAACAAAATGGACTATAGACCAGTACAATGCGAGCAACGCGTACTATTGCAATCGCACAGTGAACATCAGCAGCAAGGGCTACACTTTTGCGGTTGTGCCGTTCTACGCTTTTTAGTGAGCCCAAGCGAACTACTTTGAGACTTTACACTTTCCACAGCCTTTCGGGGCTGTGGATATAAACAAACCTATATGCGAGCAGACGAACTAAACATATATTCACCCACCAATGACATAGCCGATATGCTTATGGAATACAACAAGAACGTAAGCAGAGAAGTGAAGTTTGCGGAATATCAGGAGTTGAGAATGATATCGAACAGGGCACTCGACCTTGTATATCAAATCAACAACAATAGGGATGGAATATCATCCATCACGATGATTGAGGAATATCTTGGTCTAATGTTCGGCATCAAGCATCGAGTCAGGAGGTTGTCAGAGCATCGTTATCTATCCATAGGAATCAAGACAAGAATCCTTATGAGTGTTAACGAATGCGAGAAGCAAGCAATAGGTTGGCGTAATTATTTCCAGCGCAAAGCCAGAATTGGTGAGCCAAGATGCAAACCGAGAGAGCAGTCTTAGATGATGTAAAAGGGG